AGCATCCCCGCGTAGTAGCTTGTGCAAATGTTACGTTGGTAAAGGTCTGCCCTGAATTCGTTATTTGTGTCCATGTTTTGTTTATTTTGATTATTTATCCCAATGATCATCGTCTTCGTCGCGCCAGATCAACCAAAAAAGGATGAACGGGGCGATGAGAACGAGGGCCAAACCGAGGCCGAGAAGGTTGCTGGCGGTCATAATTGTGTTGTTTCGTGCTGTTTTGCTGAGTTATCGGGCAGAGGTTTACCGTTTACCGGAAGCCGGAAAATAAAAGCCCCTTCCCCCCGCATGGCATGATCGAAGAGTGCGTCAATCGACTCGCCTATGGGGGTTCCGTAGGCCGTGCGCCACGCTCTGAGACTGGCTAGGGTGCGAGGGTTAACTAGGCCGACAAGCCTCACCTTGGGCAGTCTATAGGGCTTAGGCGTCATCGCAGAAGCCTCACCGCGAGGCATAGGACTAGCGCGCCGATGCTTAGAAGGCAAAGCGCGGCGTTGAGAATGAGTCTTGTCATAGGTGTTTTTTGATTTTTGACCAGTAGCGATCAAGGTTGAGTTTCTTTTGGCCCGTTGCTTTCATGGCGTTCGGTCCGCCGTTCCAAATTCGGGCTTTTACCTCGTCGCTTTTTCCCTTGCCATAGTGGTTAACGTAAAGTTGAAAGATCGCCTTCGATTTTTCAACATCGAATCGGTCGTTCAACGTGTAACGAGTCCCTGCGAATCGGTTAACGTCCCGCACGGTTATGGCCCAAATCTGAGCTATTCCCGCCGCACGTCCGCCATCCCCTACGGCAAGCGGGTTTCCCCCGCTTTCGACACGGCAAACAGCCTCCCATAGCCCCGCCCTTACGGGCAGGGCAGACACGGCAAGGCATAGGATGAAGAGAGCGCGTTTCATGCGAGAGCCCCTTTCACGTCCGCCATCGTAAGTTTGCCCTTCATTACTCCGAACTTGTCAGAATAAAGCCCGCGCAACCATAACCGGGCGTTGGCGTCGGGCAAACCTCTTTCTCTGTTTACGTTTTCGTTAAATGAAGGGGCATTTTTTATGCCGCTATCCTGCGAGCGGTTAAACGCGGCAAGATTTTTGGCGTTCACATCAAAAGTCACGGAAGCGGGGAAGCCAAGGGCAATTTTGGCGTTGGTGTTTACGAGAGTGATTTTCATGCGTTGCCCTCCGCTTTGCTTATAACTGAACCAATTCGGGCGCGAATCCATTCAGGGGATTCCCCGGCGTTCGCGTAAACCAATTGCAAGGCCGCAAGCAATTCGGGCGCGGACGCAACCAATCGCATATTCGCAACGTTGGTGTCTTTAAAATTGGTTACGAATCTGCAAGAGGCAACAGTTTCGCCTAATGGCCCGTAAACAAGTTCCCCCGGCGCGTAATGCCAAGGCCCCGGTGTGTGTGTGTGTGTTTTCATAGGTGTTCACCCCAAAGGCCCGCCCCCAACTAAGGGGAGCAGGCTTTTGATTGGGTTTGAAGGTTAATCAATCGGCGTGCGTTTCCATCTTTCCGAGGATGAAATCGGCGGCCCTTTGTCCCTGCGCGGCGGCGTGAATTACCAATTTGGCATCCTCTTTCAACTGCTTTAGCCAACCTTGAATGTAAGAGGCGGATGCGGGCAGGGTGTTGTCAATCCCCGAAACAGCGCAGAGGAACGCCGCCCCCATTTCCGCAACCAACTCCTCTTTTGCGTAAGTTTCGCCGCCAAACGCCGCAACCTCCGCAACGCCTTTCCGGTTCAACCGACTTTCGTGCCCCGTTGCGTGCGCTAGTTCATGGAATAGGGTTGAATAATAATTCCCCGACGTGTCAAACGTCTCCGCTTTTGGCATTTGAACGCTATCCGTTGATGGGCGGTAATAAGCCCTATCCCCGCCGTGTGCCAATTTGGGAGCCCTTGGCATATTAGAAACAATCTTTTCCGCCTCTGCTACGGGGTTGAACGCCGTTCCTTCGATCTTTTCCGCCGCCCATTCTATGCCCTCGCACTGTTCAACGTTGAAAACCGTGTAATACTTTAGGAAAGGGATTTTCTTCGGCTTGCCGGTAGCGTCCTTTTCTGTTTTGCTATCAACCCAATTCCAAAACACTACCGGCGTTCCCTTCTCCCCTTTCCGCACGCTTCCATTTAGTTCGGCGGCTTGTTTGTAAGTGAGCCAAAACGGGCAAGAATAAGGGGAAAAGGATAGCAGAAACCAATTTATGCCCCGGTAGGATTTGCGGCTTCCAAAGTTTGCAGGGTTGCCGCCGTTTTGCGCTTTCCAAGGTTTGCGCCAAGGAACCGTCCCCGCTTCTAATTGGGAAACGATGCGTTCCGTGATTATGCTATAAACGTCTTTCTTTTCTTCCGTCTTCATTTGTGTTTGTGTTTCCTGTCAATTAAGAGGCAATCGCGCCCCCTTTCAATGCCTCATCCCCGCCCCTTGGAAGGAGGCAGGGCAAAGGGGTTTGAGTTTGCGGGGTGTTTATCCCTGCGCCAATTTAAACCAAGCAAGGCCAAAGTCGGCACAATAGGATTTAGCCTGCGCCATTGAACGAAATCCGTTGAGTAATTGGGCGCGCTGATTGGGGGGAATATCGCCGGGAGCAACAAACACAACGCAAGCAACGCGAAGACCCTTGCGGTAGATCAAAGCGGAACGCTTATCACTTGGAGAAATAGCTGAAGTAATCATTTGTTTTCCTTTTCTGTTTTGGGTTATGCTGAATAAACCGTAAAATAAGCGTTTCCGCCCGTTGTTTCGTTGCGCCCCGTGGAATAGCCGAGAAAAGCAGAAAACTCCCCAACCGAATTATCCTGCGACCAACTCCCGAGCGTGCAAGTGCGAGCATATCCGCCCTTGCCGTAGGTTTTGCGTGCCTTGCGATCCGCAAAGATTTGCGCGGCTTCTTTCATGGATTCGGCCACCACATCGCGATGCCCTTTTGAGCTATAAGTTTTCATGTGTTTTCCCTTTTCTGTTTTGGTTGCTGTTCAGCCTAAAACCCCGCCGAGTGTCGGCAGGGTTGGGAGTTGGGAGTTGCGGGGTGTTATGCGGGTTTCCCTTCTATCGCTACGGCACCGCGACGGATTGCGCTTTCGCCTAAAGCTCGCATTAACGCGCTCGCATAAGACTGCGATTGCGCCACCCAATCGCCGCAAAAGCGAACGACAAATCGGGCATCTTGATAGCCGCAAAACTCTTTTGTAATGGTGTAACGTTTATCGGAACGCACGGGATGTTTTTTCATGATGTGTTTTTCCTGTTTTGGTTTCTGTTTATTCGCAAAGAAAAGTATATTCGGCTACGTCTCCCGCAAGGGTTCCTGCGTCGTTGCGGTGCGAAAAATAGCTTTCGCCACAATCAACGCAACTCCCACCCGGATTGCGGGCAAGCCAAGCGTCGCAGGCTTGCTGGTCTTCGTCCTCCAATCCGCTTGCGTCTCCGTTAATCAAATAACTCGCCCAATAAGCGGGCAAAATATAGGTTTCTGTTTTCATTTGTTTCCCTCTCTGTTTTTTGGTGCCGTCGCGGTGTGCGTTGGCTATGTGGGGAGAATGGGGATTGATTCACGAAAGTCGATTCTTTTTATTCGTTTTGTATAAGTTAGTTTGCAAGTCGCTACGCTTGCAACGGTTTGCGCGTTGTTTTTTCCACCGAATTTGCGGCCACTAATCCCTCACACCGTAAGAACAGAGCAAACAGAGAGCAGGGAGCCCGCATAAAGGAAGAGAGCCAACGCTAGGTTGCCTGCCTGCCTTGCTTCATCTCGCCCCGCCGTTCTAATCGCCCGTAATGCATTCACCTCCCTTACGCGAAACCCCTTCACGCGGTCGCTACCTTGCTACCAGGTCGCTGAGATTCAGTCTCAATAGGCTATAGGCTAGGCTACTAGGCTACTAGATCGCGCTAGGCTACTAGGCTAGGCTAGGCGCGGCCCGTAAGCCCAACGGATAGACCTAGCCGCAAGCCTCACGCCTACCCATAGGGGGGGGAGGGGGGTCGGGTTCGGGAGGGGTGGGGTTATTGTAATTGGTCAGAACGCCCCCATAAAAAAATATTACAAATGGTCCCTTATGAAAGGAGGGAATATTGTAAATGGTCCTTCCTAAAAGGAGAGACGGGAAAACATAGTTGAATAATACATTGAAACATAGTTGAACAAATGTCTTGACAGAAATTTTGGGAGCTGGTTACAATCCATACGCAAGCGTAAGATGAATATCAACAGTAGTCCTTCCAACCGAAGCTTGTTAGCTTTAAGGCGAGGTGTGCTTATCGCCAAAGCTACTAAGGCAGAGCTTTACGTTAAAGACTTGCTTGATAGTATTGGTGAAGACTATTGCTTTCAGAAAGGTTTCTGCACGTCTAACAAGCATTTCATTGTTGATTTCTACTTTAAGCGTCGCAAGAAGTTGTGTCTTGAGGTAGATGGCGGCTATCACGATGATAGTGAGCAAATGGCGTATGACAGTCGTAGAGACTACTTCCTATCAGCTATCCGTGGATTTCGCGTTAAACGCATCACGAACGATGTTGCGCTTGCCTTAGATGAACAATCGTTACTAGCATTGATTTCACAATGAGCATAGAAAATATCAGCCCCGTTCTATTGTCCTCCCTAGTGGACAGTGATTGTCGCACCCTAGAGGCAAGGGAGCCGACGAAGGCTATGCTGTGCTTGGAGCAACTGGCGGAGGGGAATACGTGGGAAGAAATTGCTGAGGCTACGGGATTCTCGTTCAATCAGATTAGTAAGGTGAAGGCGCGGCATGAGACAGCCATTGAGGTGAGAAGGAAGCAGCTGGCGGCTGATGGGTTTGAGATGGCAGAGGGACTAAGGTTGTTAGCTAAACAGAAGCTAGAGATGCTGGCGAACAACCCAGATGCTTTGGCTAAGGTGAACATTCGGGATTTGGTTCTTTCCTATGGGATAGCCGTAGATAAGGGTATGCAGGCTCTAGGGGAGAACAAGGTGGTGGTGGAGCATAAGGCCGGGAAGCCTAGCTTGGAGGATGCTATGAAGGCTATAGCTGATGCTAGGGCCGCGCTTCAGAAGGAGGCTATCAGCATATGATTTGGAGGAAACACGCCATTCTCGCGCCACCAACCAATGAGGAGATGGCGCAAATGCAGCCGGAAGTTCTGGCTAGTCTCTACGACATCTACCATCAAGCCATTGAGAATAGTGTGCGCGACCCTTACAGGTATGGGTTCAAGCTACCTCACTGGAAGAAGGCAGAGGAGTTGTTAGAGTCTTTCAATGAACTACTTGTGAGCGGCGGCAATAGATCGTCTAAGACGACGTGGGCAGCGACAGCCGTAGTTAAGGCTGCAATGGACAATCCCGGTAGTGTGATTATGTGCTTCGCGCAGAACGCAGACGTGTCTATTCGCCAGCAACAATGCGCCATTTACGATGCTCTCCCTGAAGAGCTTAGAAAGAAAACCCTTAGTGCGGAAGAGAACATTAGCTACACGCGGAAGAACGGGTTCTCTAAGAGTAGTCTAATTTTGCCGGGGACTAGGAGCCACATCATCTTTAAGACCTATGCTCAATTTCTTAACAACGATACTATTCTGGAAGGTGCGGAGTTGGGCAGCCGTGAGCCGGTATGGCTCAATCTTGGGGCTTGGTGTGATGAATACCTTATTGGCCCTGAGCTACTACGCACTCTGCGTTTTCGATTGGCTACCCGTAACGCCAAGGTCATTGTTACGTTCACTCCGATTGACGGTTACACGGAAGTGGTTAGAGACTACCTTGAGAAAGCAAGAACTGTCGAAACCAAAACGGCGGAACTCCTCAATGACAGGCCGGTTCCGTTTATTCAGCACGCTGCGAATGGCAATAGTGCAATCATTTATTTCCATTCAAAGGACAATCCGTTTGGTGGTTATGATCGTATTGCTCAGGACTTACAAGGAAGGGGCGAAGAAGAAATCCTAACCCGAGCCTACGGGGTTCCGACCAAGAGTGCGTCCACTAGGTTCCCTATGTTCTCTAGGGAGGTTAATGTCATACCACATGACAAGATACCGCGTGAGAACGTAACGCGCTACATGGTCTTAGACCCGGCTGGGCGCAAGAACTGGTTCATGTGCTGGATAGCCGTAGATGAAAGCGAAACCTACTACGTCTATCGTGAGTGGCCTGATGTGAACGTGGGAGACTGGGCCAAGTGGCATGGAGGACGATGGATAGGTGGAGACGGAAGCAAGGGGCTTGGCTACGGCATTAAGAACTACGTTGACCTAATCATCCGGTCGGAGTCGGATGACAAGGAGGAAATACTGGACAGGCTCATTGACCCGCGCCTTGGCGCAGCTAAGTATCAATCACAGAACGGGGCGAGTTCGATTATTGAAGACTTGGCAGACAATGGGCTGACATTCAATCCTGCTCCCGGTTTGGACATTGAGGACGGCATTCAAGCCATCCAAAGCAAGATGGCCTACAATCGTAAGGCGAAGATGGATAGCCTTAATCGCCCTCGCTTCTATGTTTCAGAAAATTGCCAGAACATCATCACTGCCCTTCAGGAATACACGGGAGACGGCGGAACGGATGAAGCATGGAAAGACCCGATAGACGTTATCCGCTATGCGTGCATTGACGGCATACGCTGGATGGATAAGACAATACAACAACCAAAACGAAGGAGCGGATACTAATGGCTAA